CATCTTCTTTCCATCCAACGATGCTACGCTCCCTTACGTCAAGCCAATAGAAATATCCCTTCCTGATTCTTCCCTGTACCTCCTGCGTGTCTGCCGTGCGTTTCAGGGCTTGCAGAATTGTGACATCAAATGGGCAATGCTCATTGAGGCTATTGAACGCATCAGAGGGCGTGAAGGGATTCTGCCTCATTTCCTCTGCGTACAGGTCGTCAAGCCCTGCGTCAAGGAGCTGCTGGCGGTCACGCATCAGTTTCTCCTTCGCCCCTATTCGTTCATCGTGTCCGTTTCTCTGCATCCACTCCCACTGCTCATCATCAGGAGTGTCCACGATGTCGTTCCCGTAGGCATCGGTCCATCCGGGCAATCCCATGTAGGCGGGAAGAAAAAGGTTTACGAGTTTGTTTGTCGTGGTGGGGTATTTGCCATTCTGCCTTGTGTCAATGTCGGCTTGGGAATAGAAGCGCTGAAACTCTGCTCCTCCTTGGTCGCCTTCTTCCGTTGTTGTCGGGAAGAACGCAAAGCCCCTTTTACGGCCATTCACCATCAGGGCCCTCACCTGCTTACTCCACCACTTACTGATTTGCACCTGCACCCACTTACCGCCTTCATCAGCAAAGAGGCCATTCAAACGCTTACCATCCCATCCTCGTTTTGTCAAAGCACGAAGTCTTATCGACCCTCCAAGAGCCTTGGAAACGCTGGCAGTTTTCTTCGTTTTCGATTGGCGCTCCGGTGGCTCAACGAGCAAGAGTTCGTTCTTGTTCATTCTGTGAACAGGAATAAGCCACAGAGGTAGGGCATTTACAGGCTTACTTATCAGCTCGTCAAAGTTCTCGTCAGCGAGCTTTTGGTCCGAGGATGAAAGTCCTATGTTCTGCCGTTCAGCACGAATGGCAAGCCAAAACATTATTAAATGGCCCCATGTGGACAAGCCTTCCTGACGGCCTTTCAGATATATGACACCAAGTTCTTTGTGGTGCTGATGGATGTTCCAACAGAAATGAAGGATTTTCCTTTGGCGGTCACGGTATTCAAGGAAGCCATCATTGGTTTCCACAGAAGGCTTCCAATAATTAAGGCCGAAGTACATCCAAGGCGTGAGCCATGTCAAGTTCCCTCTGATGTACACCCATTGCCCTGAATGGAATATTTTCTTCACCTCCTCCCGAATGAATTGCTGCTGAAGGGGCGTGTAACGAATTGAGCCGTCCGTTTGGATTTGGCTCTTTTCGATGGCCATGTATTCGGGGATGGGCGTTCTTTGAAACTTAGCCTTGGGATTGCCGTAGCCCGGAACAATCGTAAGGTCTTCGGGAATAGGGGGCGTAACGCATTCAAGCGCCCAAATGCGCTCAATGAGCTTTCCCTTCTCTATTCTCTGTGTTTCCGATAGTTTCATTTTTGCTTCCGCATTGCCTCCTGCATCTTTCCTATAAACTCATCTATTATGTTTATGCAATTTAGCATTTTCTTGCTGCTCTGCAAGTTGGGAATGCGCCTGCCGATTTTGTCAAACCTCTTGAATAAACCCATTAGTTTCTTTCGTGATTCAAAGGCTTCCCAATCTCGTTCAAGGAGCGTAGAGGGAGGAAAGGCACGAAGTCCATACCTGAACAATGGCTCTCCAAGAGCATACATTGTGGCGGGATAGACAAAGTGTTTTTTCACTTCTCCGTTCTGAACGAAATGGCAATGGCCGTTCTCGTCAATTCGCTCCACCTCATAACGTACTATTACCTGATGCCCTTTTAGGTAGATAGTAGTACCTTCTGCGAGGTGAATCATCTTCTTGGGTTTCTTCTGGGGCATATTTTACTCTCTTAACTATCCATGTTGTTTTTGTTTCGGCAAAGAGCGTGAAGCATCTTCTAAACATTCTGCGGAGGTACTTCTTAAACTCAATGTATGTATAGGAAACGAAGTGCTTTTTCTCTATTACAAACAAGTGGCCTAAAGGAACTTCCCATAGTGTACGGCTACGGAAAATGTATTCCTCCCGCTTAGGCTTCCTTGGCCGCTTTTCTTTTTTTGGCCGGGATATTGTCACCTTCATTCCCATTGTTCACCTCTCTTAGTGCAGCCTCTAACGCTCCCTCTCCGAAGTCACTTTCCAATTTGCCAGCATTGAAGTCGGCCTCGGCCACTTCGTTCTTCTTAAACAAATCCTCTGCCAATCTTTTAATTTCGTCCATGACGGGCTTTAGCTTCAGGCTGTTCTCTATCTTCACCTTATAAGAAGAGTTCTCGTTGGATGCCTTTCCCTCTCCCGATGCTTCGGGGGTGCGTATAGAATCGCATACATTGTGATACATCATCACCATACTCCAATACGCCTCCGCTTTGATGTTGTGAATGAAAAATAGCTGCGACCCAAGCCGTAGTGTATTGTCGCTAATCGTATAGCCGAGCCTCCTTGTAACTTCCTCCACCCTGCCCTTCCAGGTCAAGCTCAATGGAATTGAGTCCGAATAAACCGCCTCTATCCACATTTTCTCCTTTTCTGATATTTTGCTTGAATCCATGAATGAGGCCGAGGGCGTTTCTGTATGTTTCTTCGCTGACTTCGCCATCTTCTATTTGTTTAACTATTTGTATGAATGTTGTCATTATAGCAGGAAGCGCACCAATGAGGAAACTATCCCCCGTGTTGCCGATGCCCGTAGCTACAAGTATGTTGGACTTTCTGACGTAAACTTCGTAGCACCTAAGATTTTTGTTAAAAACTCTTCTCCATAAATCCTTGGCGTTCGGAACACAAACACTCCCTCCTTCTCGTTCTGTATTCCCCGAAGCGCCTTTGGCCTTGAGCGTGTCTTTAGTAGCTTTCTTGTTATTCTCCATGACCTGCTTAGTTCTTGAATGGACGCATAAGGGTAGAATTGAATGCCAAAACGAAAAAAGGAATCAAACTGATAGAAGCGTATTCTTCCTCTCCTGTGTTTCGTGTATGAGATGAAATATTTTTCATTCAGGCTCTCCATATAGCTATATCTGTTTTCAGGAAGTCATAATTAAATCTCCCCTTTATGCCTTCTATTTTACGCCATCTTGCAAATGTGGAACGCAGGGAGTCGTATTCTTGATGGCCGACATTGGGAATAACAAGGTACTTGGTGCTTTCCTTTTTGAAGGGAGAGAAGTCGTATTTAATTGGCCTTCCACGATGCCTCTTTTCCTCAAACAGAGGCACTTCTATTTTGCTCTTAGCCATTACGCTTTCTTCACTTTTTTCTTAATGTAAATCAGCTTGGCCGCATCCTCTCCGCTTGCCATCACCATTCTCTTTCTGACAAGGAAGCATCCGTTATAGCCTACACGAACATTGCTTTCGTCTCCCCAGAACAATGGCGCTCCTGCGGGGAAGTGGTCGTTCTTTCCCTGAACAATTCCTTTGTCTGTATAAAACTCCCTGACGTTTTCTACGGGCTTCTGAAGCGTGTCGTAGCTTATAAGTTCTATATTGGGAATGATAAGGCCCGCTGCGCTCCGTGCTGTTTCTATGGGCTTACAGAGGATGTGGTCGCCCACCTCACGGTCTTCAACGCTTATAATGCTTTTAGGGGCCACCATAAGATGTCCGTCTATTTTCGGCATATTGCCCTTGTATGTGGCATGGGCCTCGGAGAACCAAAACTTAACACGCTTTCCTACGATGTCCTCCTCAAAGCCATCTTTTAACGGAGCCTTAACAACAACGCCCTCCTCACATAGGCCGCCTGTTTCGTTATATATGCTTGAGGGTCTGTGGAGGAGGAGCGTTCCGTATTCAATAGTTTCCTGATAAATGCCGTCTATCTCCACCAGGTACTCTCTGATGGGCTTTATGCTGTCCGTATATTTAGCGACAAATGCCATTACAGAATGCAGTGGATTTCGTATTCCCGCATGATGAGGTATTCAGTTTTGTTAAACTCGGCCCTCGTTCCAGCTCCCTTTGTGTACAACACTTTGTCGCCCACTTTCACCACTTCCACCTTTTCGCCAATGGCAATCACTTCGCCCTGTGGAGGGGATTCTTTTGCGGAATCGGGAATTATAAGAGTTCCCTTTTCGTCATAAAAGTCAGCAGCCTTGTCGGGGAGGACAAGGACACGTGTTTCAATCATTGTCACCTTTGGGGCATTTTTACTCGCCATATACTATAGATTTTAAATTTGGTTTTTTGTAATTCGGTCCTTTCATCACCTTTCCGTCCTCCCTGTAAATGGGCTTTCCGTCCTCTCCAAGTTTGCTCATGTTGCTGGCATGAACTTCGTCAAACAGGGCGGGGAGTTTGTCGGCAATGCCATATTCTAATGCCGTTCCTATGAGGATGTAAAAACAATCTGCGATTGCATCTGCTACATCCACAAGCGTTCCTTGCGAGGACATGGAGGCATCAAGAAGCTCACCCACTTCTTCTTGAATGAGCTTGTGACGGAGCAGGGCTCTCTCCTTGTGGAGGAAACGCATTCCCTCTGGAATGGGGATGTTGTAAGCCCTATAAAATTCTTCTACGTGTTTTATTTGCTTTTCCATACAGAGCGCAAATGTACGCTCTTATTTTCACAAACAAAACAAAAGGCTTATTTTTCCTTTTCGATGTTAATGGACATGAGGAGGTCTTTCAGCTTTTGCTGCTCATCCCCCCAATACATTTCACAAAACACTTCTCCATCAACAAAAGTAAATGGAGGCCATCCAAAATAAGGTTGAAAGTCTGTGCTTTGGGATTTTGTGTAGCGATGGCAAGTGGGCTTTAAGGGGCAGTCACCGCCATAACATTTTGTCATTTTAGCCATACAATTCGAGAGTGTCTTGTCGCAATTATAGCCAACTTTTGCGACACATCGTTGATAGCAACGAGGTGTGTTAGTAGTCAGGACAGGATTCGAACCTGTAATTGCTGAACCAACGATGGGTCTTACATTCAGCTTAACTCCCATCACGCTCTGTGGTTGCGTCTACCATTCCGCCACCTGACTATGTTAAATAGGCTGTTTTCCAACGGTCACATTTAAATTAATTTACACACCCCCAAAAAGAGATGCGGGATTCGAACCCTATAATTAATCACCTATTTTGTAGTCAGAGAAGGAATTGAACCTACAATCTTCCAAGTCATCTTGGGGCTTTAGCCATTAAGCTATCTGACTATATTAATTCTACGGCAATTGTTCTGTTTTGCCGTTGTTCTGTGCGCCATATATCACGCAATATTGCGGCAATAGTGTAGTTGGCAGAAATGCTACGAGACCCTACGAACCGAAACATCATACCATTCATTTTCTTTTTCTATTCCTAAGTATGGAATGTTTAACTTTTGACAAACTGCTCCAGTTGTATTTGAACCCATACAATTATCCAATACAATGCTTTCTGAAGTAGCATAAGATTTTAAAATCTCCTCAACCAAAGCAAAAGGTTTTTGTGTTGGGTGCATTTTCAAACCGTTTTTCTTTTGCTTATCACTTGGGTATTTTAATACACTTCTTTGATACCTTTCTGTACTATCATAAGAAGTTAATTTTTGACCTTTATTATAAACATCACTTTCAATACAATTTACTTTGTGTTCTGCTTTACTTACTTTTCTAATATGCCCATCAGTTTTTTGTGGATAGAATTTAGGAGTTTTTTTATAGAACACTAAAATATTTTCGTGTGCTTTCATTGGCATTTTCTTTGCATTTAAATGACCTGTTGCTGAAGTCTTTTCCCAAATCCATTCGTATTTAAGCCACTTAATATTTGAAGCCCCTAAAACTTTATCAAAAGGAGTTTGTGCAAAAAGAATTATTACACCTCTATCTTTGATTATTCGCTTATAGTTATCCCATAATTTGACTAAATCTATTGGAGTATCCCATTTGCATTTAGTTGTATTGTAAGGTAAATCAGCGAAAATAACATCTACGCTTTTGTCTTTAATGTACGGGAACACATCGAAAAAATCAGCGTGAAACAAAGCACTTCTGCCAACATCGGTTTTGCAAAACGGTGGCATTTGTACTAATATTGAACTTGGTTGCATCTATTGAACTTTTGTGATTAATTGAACATTTGTTTTTCAAAATCCACCGCTTCGCAAAGCCGTGAACCGTTATCAGCAATTGATACCATTCGGTATTATACCATTTGGTACATCAGCTCCCATAAGTGGCCTCATAATACTCTAAGCTCCTGTCAAAGCCCCGGAAGGCAAGGTTCATGGCAATGTAAGCGGCATCGTGAGCATCAATGATTTGCTCCTTCTCCATTGCTTTGGCTTTGTCAAAAATCTCATCTATGTACTTTTGTTGTAATGATATTGAAGGAGTGAGTTGCTCTTTCAACCATTCCACTGCCGTCTGCTTTTTATTCTCCATAGGTTTTGGTATAATAAGTGTCAAAGTCATCTGGAGTTGGCTCGGAAGCATCGGGAATCACTCCGGTGCTTAACTCCCTAATGTATTTGCACCGTTTAAATCCTTCTGTGTAGGCAGCAGATAATTGCTCATTGTGCATTCCTATTGCCGTTCTAATGTCATTCATCGGGAGGATGCCATTATGCTCAATGATTTTGTCAAGCATCCATTGTACCACTGTTATTCGTTCCATATTCGTATCTATTCGTTCCAATTTGTCACAGCTTGCTCGTCACGGGGCAAATATAAACCCATTGTGAAATAATTTCAAAATATTTTTACTCCACAGCCTTCCGCTCCTCCCGTTGCCGTGCCGTTTCCTCCTTGTGGCATTCCTTACACAGCACTTCAAGATGGCTAATGTCCTCCACGAAAAGCCTTTCGCAGAAGCCTGGGAGGTCCGCATAAGACTTTAGGCTTCCAAGTGGAATCATGTGGTTTACTTCTACGTTCTTCCTTCCGTGTAGTTTGTTGCAGGAGGCACACAGGTACATCACACGTTTCGCCTTGCCAACATAGGAAGTGTGAGAGGCGGCCTTTAAGGCTATGGCAAAGGGTTTCCACCAACGGGAAATGTTTCGCAGAGCAGAGCGTATCTTTCCCATATGCTGCGAATGAGTTTCGCTCCCGCCGTTTCTCGTCCGTTCAACACGAGGCGTTACGGTCTTTCTTGGCTTGCTTTTACTTTTCATATATAATCTCCGAGGGGTCTGGGATGTAAATTCCGAGGTCGGATAATGCAAAGGTGCGAATTGATTCGATATAAATGGTCATCTCTGCCGAATCGAGAGAGGTGGTGGAGCGAACAAATACTTCCTCCCTTCCGTCAGATACGCTTTTAACGTATTTGAGAAACATCCTGCCCATGAGCTGATGCACCTCCTCCTTCGTATATCCCAAATCTTCTGACAAATAAGTGATTACAACTCCCCAGTAGTATTTTGATTGTTGTGTGGAACGCTGCGCTCGTTTCTTTTTAATGGCTACAGCGTGTTCGCCCTTGAGCACCCTCATAATCGAGAACAACTTCTTCTTGTCCTCCTCTTTGTCGAAATTGATTAGTAAGTCTATCATTTTGCTTTTGTTTTAGTTTTCTTCGTTTCAATTGCCCACGACTCCGTGGGGTTTCTGTATTGCTCTCCTTCTCTCAAATAGAGCGTTATGTAAGAAATGCTACAGCCCGGAGTATTACGTATAATCTCCCTCTGTCTGTCCGTTCTTACAAAATAGCTTTTAATCGCTCTGTAAGCCTCCGTTTCTTCATTTTGGACTTCCGCTTCATAAAATTCCTTTGCGTGTTTTATGCTCAATGTTACGGGCCTCATTTCGGAATATTCCTTCAATACTTGCTTCCAGTTCGTAACGTGGACGTTATTTCCTATGGCGTTCAGGAGAAAATCACGTTCTGCCATAAACTGCTCGTCTCCCCAATACTCCTGGGGCGGTTGGCAGATGTAGGCATAGCAGAAGGTTTCCACTATGTCCCATTTGCGTTGAGCGGAGGCGTTAGAATGGATGGCCATCATGCGAATGCTTGTCTTCTTGCTGCGTATATTCCTTGATTCGCATTAAGGGGCCATCGAATTGCAAAGGAACGATTCCTGTAGAGCCCGAACGCATCTTCACTTGGTCAATGATGCAAAGTCCCTTGTTGGGGATTTCCACCGTGCCCATCTTGAATGTCCCATTCTCATCATACGTTTCAGGACGAAACATCATCCATATCACGTCAGCATCTTGCTCGACAGACCCCGACTCCCGAAGGTCAGACATTATCGGCATCTTGTCATTTCGCTCTTCCACCTTTCGGGAAAGCTGACTTAGGGCAACAACAGGAACGTCAAGTTCTCTTGCAAGCAGTTTCAAGCCCCTACTGATTTCGCCCACTACATTCACCCTGTTTGTTTCCTTTGGGTTATTGCTGTTGATGAGGCCAATGTAGTCCACGAAAATCACTTTGATGTTAAACTTGTTTTTCCACATTGTAGCCTTAGCCCGTATCTTATTCATGTTTAAATACCCCTCATCGCTGATTTTTATGTTCCAGCTTTTCATCCTATGAACGGCATCCATTAGGTTTGATTTGTCGTAATTAGACATTTCTCCCTGCTTCATTTTATAGGCAAATATTCCCGACTCCTGACTTGCGAGCCTTTGCACCACTTCGTGCTTGGACATTTCCAAACTGAATAGGCCACACCCTATCCCTTGCTTGGCAAGATTACGCATCAAGCTCACGACAAGTGCCGTCTTGCCCTGTCCAGGCCTTGCTCCCACAATGGTGAGTTCTGAATTCGTAAGGCCGCCACATAGCCTATCAAGGCTTTCCACGCCCGTTCTATATCCTGCTATCTCCCCAGAAGCCTTATTCATCCACATTGCTGCGGATTCTTCAAGTTGCTCATGAAAGTTATCGTCAGATTTGCTTATTGTTTGGGCAAGGAGCGCATCAGTGCTCACTTGGATTTTGTTTAGGATGTCGAAGATGTCTCCCGTGTCGCTATTTGTTTTAGCAAGAAGGTCTGTGGCTATGAGGTGGGCTTTAGTCCGAAGGTAGTGCTCAATCAGAATGCGGCAGTGAACTTCTACATAGCCCGGCTTTTTAAGGCTTGAGAAAACATTAGCGAGATGGGCTACACCGCCCGCCTCCTTCATCAGTCCTGATTTCTTCAAGGTGTCGGCTACGGTTTCCAAACTAACAGATTCTCCGGCCTCCTGCAAGGCTTGTATGCCTTCGGCAATAATTCTGTTTTTGGCTATTTGGAAAATTTCCAAGGTGGGAAGGGCAGAGAAGGCTGTTAGTCTTTCCTCGTCAGAAAGCATCATTGCGGAAAGCACCTGCTTTTCCAAGTCTTCATTTTCAAATTTCATTGTTTGTAATTTTAAAATTAAATGATTCGTGAAGTTTGCGGGACGGGGCCGCCGGCGGAACATTATGGTGTCCGTCCCTATTTTTGTTTTTTAGGGCGAAGAATCCTTGATAATTGTTAGACATAGCTTCTTCTATGATTTCAATAGCAAGTTCTGCGCTTCCGTTTGAGAGAGTATGAAGTTTGTTTATCATGGCTTGTACAGAAGAATTGGATTTGTACTTCTGCTTCTTTTCTGCTTTATACTTCAACCATAATTGAACAGCGTCTTTCAAACCTCTGAAATCCACCCCTTCTGTTTCCCCTTGGGGGGATAAAGGGGGGATTTCTTCTTTCTTTGTATATTCTTTCTTTGTATCTTCTTTCTTATATTGTTTGGGGTGTTCTCCTTCGTTGGATTTTCCGAGGTAGGATTCCGACTCCATAGGACTTACAAAAAGAAGGTAATCGACCTCCCAAAATCCTTTTTCGTTTTGGTGCTTTTCTCTTATTAAATACCCAAACTTTTCAAGTTCATGCACAGCGGCTCGCACTGAGTCTATCCCTTCTTTCACTTGGTTTGCTATGCTTTCAACACTAAAGTCCCAGTTCTCTGGCTTGCTGTTTAAATAAGAATACAGCCCCTTTGCTTTAAGGGAAATTTGAGGGTTGTTTAAAAGTTCGTTTGGAGCTGCCCCAAAAAACCTTTGGATTATTTTCAGTGCCATAATTATTAGGAAAGAGTTTTAAATCGAGAAAAATTTTCATGGTAGTACCTTTCACGAGGATTTATAGGCAAGCCAATACTTTTCCTCATCTCAAATTCCATAAAAGGGTCTGTACTAAGTAAGGTAACTAATACGGGGAGGGTTTTTTCAATTTGAATCAAAATATATTCTTGCACACTTGAGTTTATATGCTGCCTTCTGCATGAATTATGAATATGCTGCAACACTCTACAGCGAATGTGGGAGCTCGCCCCAAGATAAATAGAGGGGCCAATCATATAAACACCACGAACTTTTCGGTGGGTTTTAGGGAACCCAACCCATTCAATCTCATACTTTGAGTGATTTTTCATAAAATAAAAAACCCCATCCGGTGTTCCCAAGTGCGACCAGCCACGGAAATACGGCTGCTTGGTACTGACCGAATGAGGTCTTTAAATTTCTTTATTTCTCCGTTAAGAATAACCGGGGTCGCAATCCGGGCCTTTCGGCTCTGCAAAGGTAGCGAAACTTATTTCACATTCGCAAGCCTAATCAAAAAAATCTCTAACTCTTTCCAAAGCATTCATAAACGCCCCTTGGCCCTGAAGCCTATTACTCCCTCCTCTTCTTCCTGCTGGCCCTGGGCTATAAAGCGGCCTATTTCCCCTCGTTCCAAAGGACACGCGCTCTGTTTCTTCGTAACGTGGAACGCGCTGTGCGGGCCTTTTTACGGGAGCGACAATAACTGGCTGCGTTGATTCGGCCTGTGGAATGTCAGGAAGCATTCGTGTGCTATATCCCGGAATACTCACCAAATCAGGAGCGAGGCCGCCCTTTGTCCGTTGCTTATACAAATACACCGTATCTGGCTGAATCCTCGTGTCGTACATTGACATTGGGGCGGCAGGATTGATAATTTGGCTTTCTATTTCACGCTGCTCAAAACGCTCAGGGGAAATGGGTCGAGCATACTCCCCAAATGGAAGCACCCCGGATGTGCGGCCTTCTTCGGAGTTTAATATTGTACGAGCATTCATAGCCTCCCTTTGGGCCATAGCGTTACGAGCGTTCTCCAGCTTTGCCATAGCGGCAGCTTTGGGCATACTCTTCTTCCTTGAAAGAGTTTCGTCCACCTCGTACATTGGCTTCCCTTTTTCATTACGGGCGTTCTCCATGAACTGTCTTACGGCTTCGCTGCGCTGAATCAAATCAAGCGTGTCTTGCCTTGTGGGGGCTGCAAGACCCTTGATGGGGGTGAAGCTCACCGGACCGTCTCCTTCGTCTATTCCGTATGCCATATTGTTTATGCTGTATATCTTGAAGTTTGCCGCCCCTGTGGAACACGGGCAATATATTTCATCATTTCGTTAATGGCCTCGTCAGTAAAGCCTTGCTCTTTTAGGTCCTGGAGAGGAGATTTAACATTCTTCTCTTTGTAAAACTGCTCCACTTGGGGGCCATATTTCTTAATGTCAAAGTCCTCGTTAAGGTTGTGGCCGAATTTCTCCGCAGCAATGCGGCGAATATTGCCAAGTCTTGCCGCAGCCTCTGTTGGGTTTTGGTAGAGAAACTCGAACGTGTCCCTGTCCATTATTTTGTTAAACTCGGGCCATTCGTCTATTTTGGGCTCATATTTCCCAAAAGCTATTTTCCCGGCGTTCCTAAGTTTTTCTTCGTCAGAAGCCTTTCTAAGCTGCAACACCTTATTCACTGCTTCTGGCCCGAACTCTTTTGTTGCTGCCTGAATAGCCTTCTGCTTCTCCCCCCTATCCCAGCTCGCCTTCTGAGAGGACCACTCGGACATAAGTTCTGCCATAGCCTTTCTTCCGGGGCGTGATTGCTGCATCATAATACCCTCAACAGGGTTCATTCCGCTGCCCCCTCTTCCAAGAATGGCGTTGTTTACAGCGTGCCCAAATTCATGCCTTATAACATCCTGAAACTGCTCAGGGTTTGTAGCCATTTCGCGTTCTGGGGATAGGATGATGCGCTTTGCTGTGTAGTCTCCTGGGATGGTTTGGCCAAAATAGGGAATGTTTTTAAACTTGACAGGAATGTTTGAAATGGTCTTCTGCCGTTGCTTGTATTCTTCTTCTAATGCTTGTTGTTGCTCGGCGCTTTCAGGGTTGGCTTCTTTGCCATACATTTCCATAAGCAAGCGCTTCCTGTAAGAGGGGTGCTGCATGAAAGACAAATACTTTTGGCGCTCCTCTTCCACCATTTTCCTCCTTTGCTCTTCAGGCATTACAGGAGGCGTAGAAGCAGGAACATCCCCATTTTCCCCGTTGTCGGGCCTCATAAACCCAAAATCCGTATATGCCATAACGCAAAATTAAATTATTTTTCCCAATACACCTTCTCTCCCCTCCTGTAATGCTTCATGTTCTCCTTTGCCTTTTCATTGACGAAGTGCTTCTCCTTGTACGTCACATAGTTGTTAGGGAGCAGAACGAACTGCCCCGTTTCAAGCTGAATCAGGGAGAGGGGCTTGTGTTCTTCAGGATAGCGGGAGTAGCCGTCCTTCCAATCAATAATAATTCCTGTGTGCCTTCCTTTGGGACTTCCGGGGGTAGCAATCATTGGCCTTGCCTCTAAGCCCTCAAGGAACGGCATATGTATGGCCTCTATTTCCTCTCCCATTCCGCACCAAGGCATCAGCACTTCAGGGCCATAACGGAAATCTTCTGTGGCTGACAATGCCTGAATTGGAAGCCCACTCCAATGCGCCCCGCTCTCAAGGAAAACGTGACAGGAAAGCACTTGGTACTCCCGGCAATACACCCCGTGCCATATTCCCTTCGTAACGCCCTCCGGCATATCGGGGCCGAGGAAGGCGTTGTTGACGTTCACATAGAAATGGAACGGGAGAGAGGTGTGTTTGGGCATAGCACAAAGTTACATAATCCTGCCGTTCTTTATTCGCTTGTTTTGAACGTCCACGTTCCCTTCCTCGTCAAGCGTAATGAGGGCCACGCCGTGATTCCAGCTATTTATGGGCATATAGAGGGGATGGAGGTCGCACAAGCAGCCCACAGACCACGTTGTAATCATGTGTCCGTTAATGTCCGTTTCGGAATGCTCACTGTTTTTGTGCGAATGGCCACATATAGCGTTAGCCTTAGCCCTCAAATAAAGCCCCCTTGCCACGTTCACGGGAGACGCTATGCCAGAGGGAAACTCATGGCCATGTGTAATGTTTAAATTGCCTGCCTTAATTATCCTCTTGTCTCCCACGAATTCAAGAGGAATCATCTCATGTCCGAGCCGTTTACGAAGAATATTCTCAAGCGTGATTTCCTTCAGTTCCTCCAAATCCTGTAGGCCGCTCATCTCCCCCATCTTCTGCCACAGGAAGTGCTCAAAGCGTTCATCGTGATTACCCATTTTAAATATGACGTTCTTAGGCTTCAGGGCAACGTACAGGGCCTTCAGCAACTCCACGCCTATTCTTATTTCCTCGGCAGGAGAACGTTTATCAGGGTCCTTCATAAAGCGTGACAGGCCATAGAAATCAAAGAAGTCACCTCCTATGAGGAGAATTGTAGGCTCCTGCTCGTGTAGCCATTCTAAGGCCGCTGTGAGCGCTTCTATGCTGTGATAGGGGGCATGGACATCAAAAAGGGCCGCAATTCGCTGTGGCCCTTCTATAACGTGTGGAACGTATTCTTTTTCGTCGCTTGCCGGGAGGCTGTAGGGATTGAGAGGGCGAGCCCCGTCCATGTAATGCTCCTTGTCTTTAATGTATTCCCTGTTCTTTTCTCCGTTCTTTCCTTCAATGTAGCGCAGAACGCTTCTTGCATCCTCCACATTTGTAAAAAGAAGGGGATGGGCCTCATACATCATTCTTGCTAATTTCTTTGTCGGCAATTCCATTCCGTATCTATCACGAAAGGAACGAGCAACGCTTGATTTTGTCATTTCTAATGTATTGAAATACAAATGTAAGCATAAAATAAAAAGAGAAGCCATTGGCCTCTCCCTTTTTTGCTATGACAAAGCAAAATGAATTCTTAAATTCAATTTAATTTTCAACTAACAGCAAATATAGCGGAATTCCTTTCATTTTCTGTCAATATTGAAAAAGGAAAGCACGAGGCCCCACACTACAGCAAACATTAAGGCCACTTTTTTCCACACAGAAAGGCCCTTTTTGGCCTCCTGGCCTTCAAATTGGAAGCGTTCAATAAGCTCTTGTTGCTTTCTTATTTTGTCCTCCAAGGCCCATTTCTTGCGTATAAGCTCTGTCTGTTGCGTTTCAAGGAACACCACTTCCCTCTCAAGTTGTTTTATGGCCGTTTCGCTTGCCTCCCTTGTTCTCATTTGCTGTCCCATTGCGCTATTAGTCTGTTTAAATACCATTGAGCCTTCTTTAAGTCCTCAAATGGGTTTTCCGTTTTCTTTCCTGCTCTTAGGAGGTACTTTAAGCAATTCCCAAGGCAAAAATCATGCCCCATTCCGTGTGCCTCTATCACTTTAATCGCCTCGTAAACGTTGTCTTTTCCTCCGTAATGCTTCGGAGAATTAACATTTTGCTCAACGCTTGCCTGTTTAGCCCTCTCTGCCTCCTTCTTAAACTCGGCCAAGGGGTTCCTTATTTCATCAGGAAGGCTGTCTAAATAGCCTGTAATAATGTTTCCCATATTCGTTATTCGTTTCCTTCTGCTGTGTTGTCCAATTCGTTCTCTTCATCAAAAAGAAAGGAAAGGAAGTGCTGACATTCCCCGTCCTCGTTAGGCCAAAACTCCTCCACTTCGTCTGTAGGGGCTGTAAGGTCGCTCTTGAAAAGGAAATGGCGTAAACATTGTGCCTTCATGTAGCACTTCTTGTTTGAACAGAGGGCGTAATTTATGGCCATAATGGGGGCAAATATAATTAAAATGGCAAATTTTCTTCACTTGTGTCGTTATGCTCCATAGAGAGCACTTCCTTCATGCGTTTCTCAAGCCATTCAGCCTCTTCAGGGCTATCCGGCCTGTCAGAAGCGTATTGTCTATCCAAAGTGTTCAAGCGTCTTATATGGGCCTCGTGAAGCTTTCTATACTCCTGCTCTGTCATTCCTCTATTTTTTTACGTACAACATTCTCAGGGAACTTCTTAGCCCTGTTTCCTTTAAAGGCAATGGCGGGGTTTATCCAATAGACGTTCTTGTGGCCAACACAAGGGGCTATGTAGCCATAACGACACAATTCCGCTATAGCGGCCTTAAACGTCTTTATGCTCTTCATTCCGCACTCCTCCATGACACGAACTACATTCACCCACAAATAATCCTTTCCGCTCTCTATCGTGTACACACTCCATGTCCACACTTGTAGGGCTCGAAACGAAAGGCCAGCCATTATCATCCGCTGCTCAGACTTGTCGAACACTTTGGCGTATGTGTCCATTTCCATGTCCACAAAGTTTTCCACCATTATCATGTCCTCATCGGCAACATACCCACTGCGAATGGGACGAACACGTATCTCCAAGGAAGCGACAAAGGGATTGCGACCAAGGCTCTCTTCCTTTATCTCAGGACGTAAAATTCTGCGTGGAAATTTTTTACCTTCTCTTTCCATTATGAAAGCAAAAATAGGAAATATTTTACCGAAACGGCAATTTATTTCCATTATTCATTTAAAAGGACGAAAAAAAGCGGAAATTTATTTCCTCTGAAAAGTGGCGTAACTTACACTCTCTCATAACGTTACAAGCATTCTCGTTTTGGATACATATATTGAATAATACATCAGAAACGACCTTGAACGAAAAGGGACGTAAAAACGCCTTCTGAGCTATCAGGAACGCACATTTCGCATGGAATTGTAATGGAAATATTTTTCCACGTTTTCCACACAAGGAACGTTCTGCCGGAGGCAGGGCAATGACAGGAAGAGCGTGACGTACACTCCCCTCCCCTCCCGTTGCTGTCAGATAACGTAATGGGGAATAGGGTGCCCCCAGGAACTGTCAGAGTACGTAATGGGGATGGCCCCCCTCCCCTCCCCTCCCTTCCGTTTCGTTCCCAATTCGTTTCCCCTAAGCCCCGTCCCTCTGTTTCGTTCCTTGTGGCCTTGTGTTCGTTCCTGTTCGTTCCTGTGCTGACAAGGGAGGAAACTAAAAACGCCTTCCGGAAGGACGGCTGAAAGCCGGAAGGAACAGGACGGAAACGGAAACGAAACAGAAGGCCGGAAGGACGGAAACGGAAAAGCCATTAAGGCGGAACGGAAAGGGACGGCCTTCCTTCTTCCCCTTCCTTCCTTTCCCGCTTTCCTTCCTTCCTTCCTTTTCGCTCATACGCACGCACGAAAGAAAACAGAATTTCGTTACCGCTTGTCCCTTATTTTTTGCCGTTCATCCCGATTTTATTTCCGTTCGTCGAAAACAGGCTTTCCGTTCCAATTATTTATTTCACATTTGCAGAAACAAAAACGAAAAAAAATATGAAAACACAAATCGACAACAACCTACGGGTTTATCAAGTGGTAACCAGTTTAGGCCAACAAGCGTTCTGCAACATTACAGACCTCAATCAAGTAATTAAGGAATTTGGATGCAGGGAGGGCTATTTCAAAATTTATCACTTTTGGAACAACAAGGCGCAAAAAGTGAGCAGAAAAGACCTTTTGTCCTTCTTTGAGGGCTCACAATTGAAACAAGAATTTTTCTATTAACAATTAAACATTACAGACATGGAAAAGCAAAAAGAGTATTTCGGGCCTTACAAAGTAGTTAAAATCTTCAGGGTTTCGCGTAGGCATCAAATTTTAGAAAAAGGGCTGACATTGGAAGAGGCGAAAAGAATAGTTCAATCCTTTCCAGATTCCAATAGAAGCATGGTAGTTTTTTACAAACAATTTGATAGGCCGGAATACTACGCCTAACCATCACCCACAAGGCCGGAAATATGCACTTTGGGAATTGTCATAAATTCCTCCGGCCTCCAACTAAAACACGGGAACGGGTGTGCCGAACGGAAACGAAAATGAAAAAACAAGCGCAATTTTTAAAAAAGGGAGACACATTTTTTTATGCACAAAGCAAGTGGACTTGTGGTTCTGATGCATACGAAAACAAAAAGGGAATGTGGCAGGTTCAGCTTGCCGATGATAGACGCAAGGGCAACATTATACCCACTTCAGAGGTATTCACATTCTCAAAGCCGTCTGAGAAAATGGAAATAATAAGCACAAAAAATTAAACAGCAAAACAACATGAAAATTCAAAGTATCGGAAATTGGCCAATAAAATCAACCGTTGGATATTGGTCTAAAAAGAAGCAATCAAAAGCACAAAGGGTTTTAGGCGAAATTGTACGCCTTGCTTTCCCTGATTGCCATGAATTCAGTATGACACAACACGGATGGCATTCTTCTTTTTCTGCAAGTCAAGTAATAGTGGAAAAATTCGGAATCCGGTTGGTATGCGAAAAGTCAGAACTACACGAAGGCAGGGTGTATTTTGCCATGCTATCAGAAACAGAAACAATTTAAACACAAAGCAAAATGAAAACAACAGCAGAAAATGTGCTTTCCATTGTGAAAGACTTAAAGAACTATTCCGTTCAGGTGGACTACTGCAGCCCTGAAATAATAACGGAAAAGGACAGGCAAGAAATAAGGCGTTCAGCCGAACATTTCCGCAAGGAATGCGGCATTGACGACATTGAGGAAGCTATTGACGGCTTCGAAAACGAAAGCCCTGAAATGCTGGCATCAATGGTGATGAATTACCACGCCGACCACGGCATTTACAACACAATTTCCGTCTATCTTACACCAACAAACAAATAATAACATGAACAAAGCATTTCAAAATTTATCGGCTCAATCATTAAATGCCATTGAGCAAATATCCGTAACGCTTCAGCCCGCATTGGACAGCATTCATGCAGGGATTCCAACAACAAAAGACTATTACGGAGAATACATGGAGATTTTAGGGAGCGCAAAAGAGCCTGCTAAAATCAAGTTATTGGCACTTGCCATGCTGTATGCCGGAGCAAATCCAAATGGAATTGAGGTTGCTGTAAAATTATTGTGCAACAATTAAACCAACAACACTATGAAAGCAAAAAACATTCTCAATTCAGCAGGGCTTATAAGCCTCATTGACTTAAAGGCCGCAAACAGGCAACGCCTCATTTCCCTTGTACTATCAGGCCACTACCTTGCCGGAATGGCCGCTAAGGAGCTATCAGGCCGCCTGTGTAGCAATTAGGCCGCCCATCACAAACCAATTTAGCAAAACATTTTCAAACAATTATTTCGCAAACATTTAAACAGAAAGCAAAATGAAAAACGCACAAATTGATTTCAGTCATGCATACATTGCTATCATGACAGCAGCAGAGCATTCAGATAATGTATCCAAACAGGAACTAAAAATGCTCAGTGAACTATTGCTTAAAGCAAAGGCCATGAGTGAGCCCATTAAATGCCCGCACTGCGAAAGCACTAAGTGCGGCATGACCGACTACGAGCCCTTGGCTTATGGCAAAGACCTTGAGATGTACGGACAATACGATGAGGATTTGTATGCTCATTTTGAATGTCAGGACTGCAACGAGGAATTCCGAAAGGTTCTTGAAATTAGCCACCAGTAATAATTTAAACAATAACGAAAATGACAACGCAACAATTTTTAGAACGCATCAATGTCCGCACCACTACAAGCTACGGGCACTACAAAGTAACCATTCGTTACAGGGGCAAACAATATAGCTGCATCAGCAGCGATTCATTAGCCTACGATAGGCACATGGACGAAGATAGCAGAGGCAAGCTGTACACACAGAAGGCAGCCCTGCAAACGCTGTGGAACGAATGCAAACGGAAAAACAATTTATATTAACTTTTAAACAACAAAGCAAAATGGAATACAGATTTTTTATTGACGAAAAAGTAATGGCATGGAGAAGAACGGAGTTCACAATTCAGGCCGACACAGAAGAACAAGCAAACGAACAAGCTAAGAAGTTTGTCGAAAACGAACAGCAAATGATGCTATCAGGCGAAGTCCTTTTAGATAGTGTCGAGGATGTTCCCGACGTTTGGGAGCTTTACGAAGCCAACGGAGGAATGATTGATTCAGGAGCAATTTAAACAATTAAGCAAAATGGAAAAACTATTAAAATTATCAAAGGTTTGGAAAGACAAAGAAGGAAGGCTAATGGAAAAGCCGATACTGATTGGCGTTGAAAGTATTATCAATGTAGAAGAGGGCTACCTTGGAACTACTATTGAAAGTAGAGCCGCAATGGTTACAAGCTGCACCGTGAAAGAGTCAGTCGAAGAAATCTATCAGATGTACAAATCTAATCAATAACGAACATGACAAAGCAATTTATCAACGCTCAGGGACTATTTGAACAACTCTTGCAGCTACATCAGGAACACGGCAGCCTCGACATTCCTATAAGCATATTCGTGAATGGAGACCGGATGCAGATAGAAGATGTGGATGTCTTTTACGACAACGGAAACAAAACCATTCACAGCATTGACCTGAACGCAAAGAACGCCTCAGAAGAAATGCCTCCCGCTCTCGATGACATTTTCGGAACGCTTGGCGAAATGTTTAAGCCCCTAACAATACGGAAATGAAAGCCATTCTGTTAATCAGACAACGAACAAGCAAGCCACACAGGGAGGAAGACATTGCCTCCCTTGGCTTCACGCCTCACGCTATGCCCTCCGGCCTTCTGTTTGGCATACAAGTGTTCCCTCGGAAAATAGACGCTGTATTGATGCTTCACGACATCGCCACAGCACACGGCATTCCGTGCAGAACGAACGCTCCCTTGATTTATGTGGGAGACATTAAAATAGAACTACACGCAGGCCATAGGGCGTTAGAATTGATGAACGCCTACGCCTCGTTTTCTTCTGAACCATTATTTACAATTAAAACAAAACGGGGAACAGCGTTCTGAACAACAAAGCAAAATGAATAATAATGTAAACACCTATTTTCGGGAGGCTTATGACAAGATTCCCGAAGCCTATCGGGAGCGCTACGGCATCCTGCTGATTGAAGCATACGAAAACACCTCGTTTATTCCTGTGCTTTCAATTGAAATCAAACACGCCCGCATTTCCATCATTCCCAACGGAAAGGAAATATCTGTGAGCGAAGCCAACGACAGGCTAACAATAAAAGCCGAAGGGGCTGCTGAAATATGGCTGCACAAACATTACACAATGTTAAGCGTAACAATATGACAACAGCAACACAACGCCTCCAAGCCATACAGGAGCTATGCAGGAAGCAAGGGAAGCCCACACACGGCCAAGAGTTTTTAACGCAAGCAGAATGGCTCAATGAGCGCCTGAGAGGCAAAGCCACCACCGCCTATGAGCAAGTGCGGGAAATCATTAAACGGGCTAAGGAATACGCAAACCACACACGCCCATGAATACAGAATGGAAAGAAGCAATGAGGCTGTTTCTTCTGGCAGGAGACGACAGCCTAATGGAAACGCCCCTGAATGGGGAGGCTCCCTCGGCACAAGAGTTCTTTGACACAATAAGGCTCTACATGGGGAACGCTCCGTCCGAATGGACGGGGCTATGCCACAGCGCATATTCCTATCACGAAGTGGAGGGCTTCGGATGGCTTGTGTGGGGAACCTATCTCTACCTCACAATTCCCGACTTTGACACATACGAACGCCACGAAGGCAAATGGGCACGGCATGAAACGCTTATTGAAGCCGTTCAGGAATGTCAACACAAGATTTGGGAAGACACAGACGATAGGGAAGAAACGCAACGAGACACTGACAATTTCCTTTCAAGACAATGAATATTCTATTAGACCTGTTCATCCTGCTCGGATGTGTCATCTCCGGCCTGTTCTGTATTTGGCGGAGTCATGTAAACTTTGCCAAAGGCTATGTCCGCCTGGGCTACATTTACTTGCTGCTGTGGCTGCTTGCTTGTATCATTTTCTGTATTCAATCCTTTGTGTACGCATGAAAGACAGCTCTCAGTTCTTCATTTGCCTGATACTCGTTTGCGTATTCACGGCCTCCTTGCGCCACATTTACGAAGCCTACAAGAAGCGAGATGCTGAGGCAATGGGCGAAGGCTTCGGTACATTGCTGTTTTCCCTACTCGGAATTATACTAAAGGCACTTTCAGCATTTCCGTAAATGGCGGCAATTCTTGGAAATATGGCCTTTAATTACGGCACGGACAGGCCGGAAATTCTGTCCATTTTGCAAGTGTGTATGCGTTTGTTTTTCAATAATTTATCCTCTATATTTGGAAAATACAAACAGGCGTTATTACATTTGCCTCCGCAAAGCAAAATGTTTAACAATTATTTTCACAAGTTATGGCTATTATAGCAAAAAGCTCTGGGAATGGCGATGGTGTCGCTTATTCCCCCATTCCGGCAGGCAATTATGTCGCCCGTTGTTACTCCATGATTGACCTCGGCACTCGTGAAGAGGAAATCCTTGGGCAGAAGAAGGTGGTGCACAAGGTGCGCATCACATTCGAACTGCCCACAGAACTGAAGGTGTTTAATCCTGAGAAGGGAGAGCAGCCCTGTGTAATCAGCAAGGAGTTCACGCTGTCCATGAATGAGAAGGCCAACCTCCGTGCGTTCCTGACATCGTGGAGAGGCAAGGCATTCACAGACGAGGAAGCCTCTGCCTTTGATGTAACGAAGCTGCTGGGCGTTCCTTGCCTGCTCAACATCATTCACAAGCAAGGCCGCAAAGACCCTTCCAAAGTGTTTGACGAAATCGCTTCTGCTACGCCTATTCCGAAAGGCATGGTGTGCCCTCCGCAGGTGAATCCTACATTTGAGTTCAGCATTAACGAATTCGACCAAGCCAAGTTCGAGAGTATGCCTAATTTCCTTCAGGAGAAAATAAAAGGCTCTGATGAATACAAGGCTCTCACAAAGCCTGCTGCTCCGCAGTACACAAAGGCACAGCAGGAGGCCATGCTTTCCGA